TCACCCGCCTCTACCTGTACGGCACCTCCGTGACAGACGCGGGTCTGCAGCACCTCGCCAGCCTCAAGAACCTCACCTTCCTCCATCTCGACTTCTGCGACACCACTGAAGCAGCGGAGGAGGAGCTGCGCCAACAGATCCCCGGCCTCACCATTGTGCATGTGGAAGTGGAGGAGTCAGAGGACGAGGGCCCGGAGGCGGAGTAAACACCATGGCCACCTTGGTCCCTTTCAATTGAGCTCTCAGACTGAGCGGTCGACGTGAGCCAGTAGCACAGTAGCCAACCCCGCTGACAGGAGCAAAAGCTGCGTATACATCTAGCCACATATGGCCACACCCACCCGTCAGCTCGAGGGGCCACTACCGGCGCTTGCGGGCGGCGCGGTGCCGGAGCTCTCCGCGCACGCCGAACCAGGTGGTGACGGCGAGCAGCAGCGCGGCGTTGAGGCGCAGCGCCACGCCCACGCCGCACGCGTCCGCCAGCGCGCCCGTCGCCGCCGCCCCCGCCAGCATCCCCACGTCGCCGCACGTGCGCTGCGCCGCCAACGCCTGTGCTCGACGAACACCGACGGCGGCAAGGTACATGTGAATACCGTTCAAAAGCAGTTCAAAGACACGGAATGTGGAATGTTTTGTCTGTATTTTCTGATAGAGGCTCTGAAAAAGAAAAACCTCCATGACATCTACGCCAATTCAATTCGCGATGAAGATGTTCATGCTCTACGTAAGCTTCTGTTTATGAATTAATTAAATCCTGACATCTCTGAGTACTTTCTACCCTGTTTTAACGTTTTAACGATGAGTTCAAAACGGTGTTCTTTGTTTTGAAAATCATACGCATTTCCATAATAATCTACGAATTTGAAACGCAATGACGACATATCAGGAATGGGTGGTTTGAAAGATTTTCGAACAGGTTCCGTATTTAACGTCGATAACCACTTGTCATTGTTTTCTAATCTCAGTATCGCGAAACATTGATTCGCAACATTGTTTTGACTCAAATACACCTTGGCGCGTTGTAGATTCATGATGATATAACTTTCGTTTCTCAAATCAACCGGATGAGGGGCCGTCAACGGTTCGGTGGACGCCAAATAGTCTTCAGGTAGAAACCCAAGCACACGACCGATACTTCTTGGACGATAATCGTAGACGAGGTTATCGTCGTCAAACTTTCGTGGTGTTTCATTTTTGAAATTGAACGTGCAACCGTCCATTCCGGAAAATGTAAGTGTTGATGTGATGACATCAAACGACACACCTGAACTTGTGATAATTTCCCCCAAACGAATTCGTAGCGCTTCGGCGAGTTGTTCGCCATCATATTTACCTGGTTTTATTGTTATTTCTTGATACACATTAGGGGATGATTGTACACTCACATGTAAACGATTGTTGTTGACAGTTATATTGTATTCATTAAATGGAAAATCTGAAATCGCCAGTTCAACACTCACGACATCTTCCAAACCCTCATCGATTTTGATCGTGTATTGATTTGGATTTGGGTGTAGTTTTGTATTTCTATCTCGACTATCAATGAGAATCCTTTTGGTGCGAAATACATCTTTAGATTCTGGAGGTGGGATAATTGCATGTTCTTTAAAGAGCGCTAATGTATGACTCTCCATTCGAAAATCTTTATATAAAAATATAATTTAATTTAAGTTTAAAAATGAGCGAGTTCATGTCTGTGGAGAATATGAAATCAATTATCAATTTACTGAAAACATTTTTTGTAACGAAGCACGGAATTGATATCGAAGACACTGATATTAATTTGAAACCGATTTTTCTAAACATTATGAATCGTGTGGAAGAAGATGACGCCAATCGAAACGTTTCGTCTTTGAACAAAACAAAACTCACGTTACGTATCGTGAAAGAGATTGTGAAGAAAGAATTGAATTTACACGTAAACCATGACGACGAACTGTATCCTGATCGAGATGTTGTTGTAAACAATATCAAATCTGAATCTGTAGAGTTTTCAACAAATGGTGACGTTTCGAACAAGATGAAATTATTAGAAGAATCTCGTAAAATAGACACCTCTTTTGTCCCTGACGTTGATGATTCTCTGAAACCTATCGACGATACATCGATCGATGAAACCGAATTCATTTCGAAAATGAAAGAATTGGAACGGTCACGAACAGCGTTCAATGAAAATCTGAAAGATATCCAGCCATCTGGAACGATAGACGAACCTCCGAAACAAGCAAACGCCTTTTCATTTGATTTACAAGATAATTCTCTTGAACCTTCTAAGGTAATTCTGGACAACCCAACTACCCAAGTTCAACATGACGAAATGGTTTCAAATATTTCAGAACGCACGGTTGTTGTCAATAAAGCCATGCACGAGACGGACCCAAAATCATTCTACATGAAAAATGCAATCATCGACGAACAAAACACTCTACTCGCTAGACAGGATGCACCGTCCAGTTTTTCTTCAAAGATTTCTATGACATCTGACGTAAAAATTTCAGCGGACACGAGAGACATAAAGAAAATCAAAATATCAAAATACTTATTGATCAACAGCTATGACCGAAATTGGCTCGTAGATCGGCATAGATACAAATACGCTGTCAAATTTCAAGAAAACAAAAGTCAAACGAGCCGAGTTCCATACTATACAAACAATCCAACTGTTCCCTTTACAAAAACGGATACCTATGAAGGTGTCCCCAATACAAGTGGTTGGCTTGATAAAAACGGAACGAAATACGATGCTCATGAAAGTGATAAGAAACCGGGCGAACTGTTAGGATACGAAGAGTTTTCGATTCGAGTGGATCAAGACGCTAGTATTTCGAATCACTTGAATGATATTTATAGTATTGCAGTCACGAATGTAACCATTCCCTCGGAAATGTTCCATATGTTACACAACTCCATAAATATAAACTCGAGTCGCACAACAAACGATTTCAATTACAATTATAACTTTCCGTATATATTATGTAATATTGACGAATTTACAGATCTTTATGATGGAACGGATACGACTATCCGTCAATCGTTTTGTCAGTTACAGTATCATGATTATATGAAGACACCAAACGGTCGTGGATATATTATATTGAAACCCGTTCAGAACGAAAAGAAGATTTTTTATCCCACACCACTTGCAACACTTCCTACTTTACACTTATCATTGACGAAACCAAATGGGGAATTGATTAACAACTCAATGGATGGAATGGAAGTGTTCTCGATTGACGTAAGTCAGATGTATTATTTGAAGGTAACCACCAAAAAGTATTTTAATAAGGATGCATTCTTCAAAGGAGACTATATTCGGCTCAAAGAATTTACTCTATTCAAATTGTTAAAATTAACAATAGAAGATTCTGAACAATTGATTGTTACAGATGACCAGATTAATCGATTGATGAGTTACATTAATAAAAAAGAAGGTCATGAAATTTATAACATTGGTTCTCCAAATGATGACGGATATTACAATAGTTTTTACATTTATACGCCAGGTTTTTTCGACGATGATATCGGAGAATTTGTTGTGGATGTTGAACTCACGGACACTTTGACATCATTCAACGAATATATAAAGGACGAAAACTATGAACATTTGGATTTTGTGTCCAACTTTAAATATGGCTACATTTTGAACATGTCGTTACAAAACAGTATATCGTTGACCGTCGAAGTTTTTAAACATGACGCGAGTGTGATAAATACAGTGAACGTCACGAAGACATTGGTATAGAAATAAAATAAAATAATCCACTATATAAAACATGAAACTTGCAATGAAAATTCTTACTATCACTTCCCAGATTGTGTTTATAGCACTTCTCGGTTTTGTTATCCATAGATACACATTAACTTGTAAGAGCCCTTTATTTTCTAAAGAAGATATCACAAAGTGTGTTTCTCATAACATTTACCATTCAAACGGAAGGACAGAGATTTTAGCTCGATACAAAGGACCCAATAAAGAGGATGAAGGCACTCTGGTTATCGATGCGACGTGTTTGCTAAGTGAGTTTCCTACACTCAAATCCAAGTTAATCCCAGAAATGAATATCCAACATAGCATAAACATTAAAAACAATAAATTGATGAATGTATCCATGAGAGGTTATCGTAAAAAATTGTCACACAATTCTCGGATCGATAAAACCATCCATGCAAGCATACCCAACTTAAAAATAGTGGCATTCAGATACGAACCCATTGAAACATCCGAGGAAACGGATTAGATATATAAGTTCATCTAAATGATTGTGTGAAATTGAACATCTTTCGCGATTCGTCTGTGTTTCACGCTAGTTCTTCCATGATAGACATTAACTGTTTATAGTATTTGCTTTTCATTTCTGTAATTACCTTGGATAAACTGTACAATTCTTTTTTGTTAATGATATCAACATCTAGTTCAAGTGATTTATTTTCAATATCGTTCAGAGTTGTTACAACCTTTTTTAAATCAATTAATACTTCATTTGTAGGGTAGGGTTTTTTAAAACTCACTGTTTGAGGTTCTGTCAAAATTTTCATTTGCTTGGCTTCAAAATCTAAAGAAGTGTATTGTAAATTCTTTTTGTGATTCATAGAGTCCCTTTGAAACGAACTCTTGCTCCAAGTGCTGTTCACGCTTTCATCATCAGTATCATTCAACAACTCGGAGTCAGACCCAGAATCCGTTTCCTCTACGAACTTCTTTCCGCACATGTGTTCCTTGTGAACCAATTGCTCAACTGGTTTTTTTTGCGTGTACGTAAAGTCACAGTTCGTGCTTTTAAGAGTTTTTGGAAGCAATATATGGATATAGGGAAAGAGTAACTTGATCCTTTTCATGATTGATTTGCCTGCAATATTGTTCTTAGATAACATAGAATATGTGATTGTCTTTGGTAAGTTTGATACAATATCCTTGACTTTAGTGTATGCAGCCACCTTGTAAGGCGCATCAGGAATCAAATTCATAGACTTCTCATAAAGTTGTATATAATAGTTCAAAAGAACAAGCAGTGCAGTTTTTGATTGGGTTGTAACTTCTTCAGGTTGAATCTTGTGAATATCTGAAAAGTTGATGGGAATCCTTCCAAGTGATTCGCATAGTTCATAAAGTGTTCTGATCGCTACAGTTTTATCGAGATTCATTTTCGTGGTGTGTATATACAAACTATCATTCACTTTTTAAATAAACTCATATTCTATTGACACGGATTTCTACAATATCAGATACACAATCTGGTAAATTTTCAGTTTTATCATTATGTTCTGATTTAAACTTACTAATAAGTACCATTGGCAATAGTGGACTATCCATCTGAACACGGTCATATTCAGATTTCGCCCAGCGAAGTATTTCGTCTGAATTTGCACGTTCTTCTCTACTTAAAGCAAGTTCCATGATGACGGTTCTATAAAAACTACCAAATGTTTTCGCAATGTGGGTATGTTTTTCGCTCTTTTCAATCGGTTTATAATATTGACTGATTGACCCCAATCCAGCAGCAAACAGATTCAACACACCTATTGCGTACATCCAATAACTTGGTTGTTGGACATTCGCAGCTCCAAAGTTAGCGACCCCTCCAACAGTGTTCAAAATCAAAATCGGGACAAAAAGTTTGTCTCCAATCGATTTCCAATATCTGCTCGCTGAAGAATGAAGGTCCTTGTTGTAAGCAGCCTTTTCGCCCCATGACTTCAATATTTCTTCGAGTTCATTGGACCAAGATTTTGCATTTAATT